GCCTTACAAGGGTCTGCCCTCCATGCCTACGAATCATTTTGCGTTCGTCACTTTTTCTTTACTGCGATTAGTGCCATTCACTAACCCCTCCAACATGTCAAAGAACTTTCGTGCTGCAAATGTAATACTTTAATATTGCACTTGTCAAGTGTTTTGTCATACTTTAACGTGAATTTAACTAAAATAAGCCTAATTGTAAAGTAATGTTAAAGGATTGCAAAGGTGTTGCAGATGTAATAACATGGCATTACCTTTGTGCGCTTTTATGGTTTAACTTATAATATGACATCAAAAATGGACATCGCAAAGCAGATAAAACAACAAGCAAAACAACACGGATTAACAACACAAATGCTAGCGGATAAACTGGGCATCGCTCGGCAGGTCCTATCGTCACAAATTAACGGCAACCCAACAATAACAACTCTTGGCAAAATTGCAGACGCAATTGGCTGCGATGTGAAGGACTTTTTTACTGGGGATGATGATAATAGCAGGGATAGAATTATAATCATTTGCCCTCATTGTGGAGAAAAGTTAGTATTTAGCCGTTCAAAATAGCGATAACTACAAAATAAACTTTGTTTTTTGAATAATGTACACGTGTATAACTAAATCATTTAGTTATATCGCTTTTCTCTTTTATTATAATTTTCTCTTTTCTTCTTATAATAACTTGTATAAGAGTTAATTAACTTATACTCTATAGAGTAAAATACATAAGCCAGAATAACACAACTTTTAAGTGGTAAATTTGTTGTTCGCAAAATGGCATTTTTTTTGTTGTTGGGTTTAGATCATGGCGGGATGGGTGTCGATGGCGAGACGTTGTAAAATTCGGTTCTCAATGTCGCAGGCTTTTATTGTCTCGTTGGCAGGTGTATAACTGGCAATGTGTGTACAAAAGTGTGTACATATTCGCAGGTGGCAATGCCCAAGTTATTGATATATAGGCACATAGGTAGGTAGGTGTTACTCCCTTTTGGACGTGTACGGGAATGGATGGATTTAGACCGGTGCAATTCAGGACATGGGTAGGGGTAGTAGTGATGATGTATGCAGGCAGGTGTGTACTGGCAAGCGAAGGCAGGCAGGCATGCCCACAAAGTGGCGTGGGGTCCCCATACGCTACGCACGTATTAGTAGCTAATGGGATAGACACACACATTCACTTTCTTTTTACAGCACAAACCAAGATAGTTTTATCGTTGGTTATAAAATTCAGTTTCTTATTTAGACTGAGTCCAAATAATTTTTTGGTAGTTTTTTGAGGTCGGGTAACACAGGGGTTAACAGGGGAAAACCTGATGGAAAAAGGGTCATTCTTTTCTTTATTTATTTCTTTTCTTTTTAAGGGGGATTGTAAGGGGGAGTTTTTCTTTTCTTGTTTTGTTTCTTTTCTTGCTGGGTAACACAGGAGGTAACACAGGTTTTTTGTATTGGATAGGGGCCCCCTTTTATGCACTCCCCTATTTATGATTTTGTTGTAGGCGGTAGTAGAAGAAAAAGAACAAGCGGAATATCCGTCACGGACGTCCGCTTGCAAGGTTACTATAAACTTCTTTTATGGAATGACTATGATTGTCCTGTTGTAGAGTATCCCTGTACGGGTTGGGGCCCCATTTGTTGCGCCGCCTGTTGTACGGCATCCTGGTCGGCGCTTTGTCTGATCTGCTGTTGCAGGTCTTGCGGCAGCGGTTGGTTATAGGGTTGTCCCTGTTGCATTGCGGCCTGTTGTTCGTCGAGTTTTTGCAGTAGTCTATCTCCGAAGGGGAAGTTGCCGAGTTCGAGCATGGTGCGCAGGTCAATGAGTTGTTGTTGCTGTAGTTGCAGCAGCATTTGGTCGTTGGCTGCCCGTGCTACTGTTGTTGACGGCATTTCGACGATGTTGAGGTCGAACTCGATGTCGCCCATTGTGTCGGGATTATAGAGTACCGTTCCGTGTCGTCCTACGATGGTGACGATGCGCTGCGTGTCATAAGATGCCTGGATGTTATAGACTTTCTTGAGCACCGTGTCATGCACGAACTGGTTGAACGATTCGAGGAGGTCAACGAGCGAGTTAGAGGCTTGCTGCTGCTGTTGTGCGTACAGCGCTCCAGACACGCCAGCGTACTGCTGTTTGCCTTGTAAGGCTCCCGTGATGCCCGATATGTCTTCCATGAGCGAGCATTGCAGTTGTATCATCTCGGCCATGCCGATGTTGTTGTTGCGTGACGAGAGTTGTTTAGGTTCTGCTCCAGAGCGTCCCGGTTTGAAGAGGATGAAGCCGTTGGGTCTTGTCATCTCCGTTCTCACGTCATCTATTGACATGTTGTCTGGGAGCGCGTCGGCGGGGAACATCATAACGCCCTTTGTCGATGCGCGTATTACCCAGTCGTTAAGTGTGATGAGTCGGTTGATGTACTTCTGCTGGTCGATGACGTCAGACACGAAACTGTGTGCTTCTCCGTCGATCATCGGGTAGATGGTGAGGGTGTACGGGTGTTCGCGGTGGGCATAGGGGCTTTCCCCTTCCATAAGCACTTCTCCCGTGGGTGTGAGGAATCGGTAGTACCAGTAAGCGTCTATGAACCAGTCGTATTCGATGAGAGGAATCTCGTCTTCGGGCATTCCTTGTCGTCTTGCCATTGCCCTGCGCTGGGCATTTTCCATGTCAAGTTTTGACTTGTCGGAAACTTCGCAGTCGTAGAGTTCTCCGTGTAACGGGTCTGTGACGTGGAGGCGTGGTTTGCGTTCCTTTGTCCACACTTCGATGACGCGGCAGCGTGAGCGGTCCTGCGGAACTAGGAAGTCGTGCCGGTGGTCTTTAAATCCCATCGTGTTGAGTGTGTCGTGTGTGTCGGAAGACAGTGCGTATTCCTTTGCCAGGGACGAGTAAATGTCCCTCAAGTGCTGGAACTGCGCGGGTGACTTCGCGAACTTCTCGCACAGGTCGTTGAACATCAAGTCGTGTATTTCGCCTATCATGTTCAAGTCCCACAGGCGGTAGTCGCTCATCGTGCCGTCGAAGAACAGGTAGTCTGGTTTGGGCGAATAAGTGAAGCAGTCCTTGATGCCCTTGCGCCACTCAATCGTCTCTTTCGTGCATGCCACGCCCGAAATCAGCATTTCGTTGAGCAGTTTGCCGAGCATGTTCTGTAACTTGTTCTTGCGCATGTTGGCTTGGAGCACCACCGTCATCGTGTCGCCCACCTGCTGTTCGTCGCGGTCGATGGCCTGGCAAGTGGGTTCCACGTTCTGGTTGCGCCACACGCCCGTCACCGTCTTGACGAGGCGGTGTATGAGGTTGTTGCAGAGGGGCACCGACCCTTGTCTGCGTATGAACTCCTCCTCGGTGATGAGGCATCCCCGTTCGTCGCGCATGAGGTCTCCCCACTGGTTGCCGTAAGTGAAGCGTTTGCAGCGTTGCCGCTGTTCGCGGAAGGGCCTGAGGTTGTCCCATGCGTGGTGCGCCTGTTCGAGTATCTGCTTGGCGTAGCGGTGCCCGTCGATGCGTTGTTCTTGCCGGTGCGACTGCTTTACTGAGTCGGCATCGGTAAGTTCCCTCAGTGAAGGAAGTCTTGTGTAAGTTGTCATGTTATTTCAAAGTTAAAATTCCAAGTGCGAAGATAGCGGTTAACTTTGGGGGTTAAATTTTAAGTGATAAAAAACACGAAGTTATGTTAGGTTTAGGAGCAACACAAGTGATAGGTGCGGGCATGCAGATCGGCGGCGCATTGGCGAGCGGCATTGCGGGCGCAAAGGCATACCGCAGGCAGATGAAAAACCTGCGTCAGCAGCAGCGCGAGAACCAGAACTGGTATGACCGCCGCTACAACGAGAACGCCACCGAGCGTGCCGACAGCGTGGCCTTGAACGAACAGGCCAAGCAGCACTTTGCCGAGCAGATGGCGCAGCATCAGGGCACGGCGGCCGTTATGGGCGGCACGAATGCCCAGTTGGCCGCAGAGAAGAACGCCGAGGCGGCTGGCTATGCGGGCATCCAGGCACAGCGCCAGCAGATGGCCGACACGCGCAAAGACACCATCGAGAACAAATACATGACGAACAAGTCCGCCATTCAGAACAAGATGCTTGAGATGGAGCAGCAGCGCGCGCAGGGCATACAGACCGCAGCGAGCCAGATGGCGCAGGCGGGTTCCGACATGATGAAACTTCCCAAGTGATACCGATATGCCTACAAAAAAAGACAAAGACAAAAAAGGCCCATCGACGCAGCCCACTTCGACGAACGGGGTGAACGCAGTCGGTACAAACCACGGCAC